ATTGTAGCAAATCAAACATATTACGTTAAAGCAATCACAGGGCCAACTACATTTACTATTACTGCTACGCAGAATGGTAACACATTCTTATTATCAGATAGTATTGGTTTTATGGTTGTTACCTTGCCACCAGTAAGTACCGGACAACCTACTATTAGAGCTTATAACTTTTCATTGGAATTAGTAAGTCCTAATGGAAATGATTTAGAATCATACTCTATCACAGTCATTAATCAAAATACACCCGTAAGTCAAGGTGGACCTGGTAGACTACCTAATACAAGAATACCTACAATATATAATACAAGACCACCTACATATAATGATAGCGTATCTGATCCATACTATGGATACTATATTAACCCAATTGTACCTATAACGCAACCCGCATTTGTGGGTTCATACAAAAGTGGTGAGTTCTTTGCTTTTAAGATGATCGGACATGATTTTGATGGTGCTGAATTAACATATCAATTTAATGATGTCCCTTTAGGTCTTACGGCTGATCCTGTTACAGGTTGGATATCAGGTATACCTACACTAACAACAACTACAATTAATAATTATAATTTTGGTGTAGCGGTTTATAAAATAGGTAATCCAGCAATAACTTCACCTGTGTTTAATTTCTCATTTACTTTAAGTAAAAATGTGATTGGTGATATTGTTTGGAGTACTGATTCTGATTTAGGTACTATTTATAATGAAACAGTAAGTACATTGCGTGTACTAGCAATAAGTGATGTTGATTTAAAATATAGAGTAGTATCAGGAACACTCCCACCTAACTTAATATTATTAGATAACGGTGAGATTACTGGTTATGTTGCAAGTCAACCTACAACTGAGTTCCTTCAAGGTGGTGATACTACAGAATTTACATTTACAATTCAGGCGTTTTCAGAATTGTATCCAGTAGTAACATCTTCAAAGACATTTAACGTAACAGTATTGCAAGAATTTACACAACCTACAGACACATTATATATTAAATGTACACCTAGTTTAACTGATAGACAAATACTAAGTTCATTATTAACTAATGATACAATTATACCTGAAGAAATGGTTTATCGCCCTAACGATCAATATTTTGGAAAAGCAACTGATGTTGTATACCAACACGCATATGGTATATATGCAAGCACATTAGCACAATATTTTGCCAGTGTTGAAAAGAATCACTACTGGAGAAACATTACGTTAGGTGAAATTAAAACTGCCTTAGCTAAAAATGATGCAGGTGAAATAATATATGAAGTTGTCTATAGTGAAGTTATTGATAATCTTATTAATCCACAAGGTATAAGTATTGCATCAGAAATAGATTGGCCAAGATTAATTGATTTAAGTTTGGGTCCATGGTATACTAGTATTACTGACATATATACAAGTTATATAAATGTATTAGGACAAGAATACTATACTAGTTTAACCCCTGGATATGCAACTGCTTTGTATCCAAACAGTTTACCAAATATGCGTAATCGTGTGGCTAATATTTTGGGTGCAGAATACAATAGCAAACTATTACCATTATGGATGACAAGTCAACAAGCAGACGGTAGTACAACTGGTTTTATCCCTGCGTGGGTAATTTGTTATACTAAACCTGGTTTCTCTAGTATCGTTAAGGCTAATATTGAAAACTTGTGGCCGTACAAACTCAATACAATTAACTTTAAATTGGACAGATTCTCAGTAAACAAGAGTATCACATACAATTACGATAACTACCTAAGCCCACCTACATGGACTGATTTACCGAGTGCGACCCCTGTTCCAGATCCATTAGATAGTAAAGATTTTTATGTACTGTTCCCTAGAACAACAATTTTACCAGACCGTACACAATAATAAATAAATTAAATGGATTAAATTTATGAGTTCAATAAACACAAATGGTATTAACGTGAATTACCCAATCCCCGGAGTTAATAATAACTCCCAAGGATTTAGAAATAATTTTGCGTCAATTAAAACTAACTTAGACACCGCTGCCACTGAGATAACAGACTTGCAGAACAAGGTTGTGGTTAAACAAGCATTAACAGGAACAACTATTAACAATGACATGGCTAATACATTAATTAGCAATGCATTAACACGTAGTTTCAGAGCCTCTATGTATAACTTAGGTGGTGATTTGTCTGGCGTTGTGAATATCAATGCATCATTGGGTGATGTATTATATGGCACAATCAATGGCAATACTTCATTAACATTCAGTAATTGGCCATCTGCAGGTACACAAGCTAACATTGAAATTCAACTTACAGTTTCAAACAACTATTCAATTACATTCCCTAGTTCATTAGTATATAACGGAAACCTAGGTGCATCTACTATTGAGAACGCTACTAACTCAGGTGGTAATTTAGTTATTACTGCCCCTGCAAATGTCACTCAACTAAACTATGTTATCAGTACAATAGATTGCGGAAACTCTTTATACATTACTCCGATCAACAGACCTAGACAATCAACCCAAATTCAAGAACGTCTAATTTCTCCTAAAGGTTTTCAAGGTGATGTTAATGGTGATGTAGCAGTTGGTCCATCGTTCGACCAAATAGCTATTTCTAATACTACAACAACTTCTAACATCTTTACTACAACAGGTAACACAGTTCAATTATATACTGATTTGCCTATCGTATTTACAGGTACTACATTTGGTGGACCAACAGCAGGTCAAACATACTATGTACGTAACGTTGTAAGTAGCAATACATTTACTGTTTCATCAATATTGGGTGGAGCAAATATATCATTAACTACCGCATCTGGTACAATGTATGCTAATCCAACTGGTTATATTTATATTGCAACTGACGCCTATAATTCTACTGCTTATACAACTGCTGTTTCACAAACTTATGCTAATGGTATGGTAACATTAAGCGGAAATACAGCAAGTTTAGCAAATAATTCTCCAATCATATTCACTGCTAATATGGGCGGATTAGTGTCAAATACAGTTTATTATGTTAAATCTTTTACTGGAGCTAATATTTTTGTAAGCCGAAGCAGAACAGCCGGAGTAGCAGACAGTACTGTTACGTTATCTGCTAATACTACTGCAACAACTGCAACATTCTATGTTGGTAATGATATCTGGAAAAGAATTGCATTGACTTCTTGGTAATAAATACCATTACAATGGAACATCCGTTTTTACCCTCAGCTACCCTAAAAGATAAATCGTTAGAAGAACTACAGAATACGATTAATAGTCTTACGTCTAAACTGACGTTTGCCTATCGTACCCGTAATGCTCCGTTGATTAATCAAGTTCAAATGGTGATAGAGAGTTATAAAAACGAATACAACCGCAAAATGGATGAATTGATTAATAAGCAAAACATTCATAATCGTATCAATATCAAAAAAGAGGCCGAAGTTGGGAACAAGAATTAGTCGTGAATTCGATTTTTTAGCAGCCGTTTACTTTGAGGGAAACTTCTTATTAAACAATTATGGTCTGTCAATGACGTATATTGTAGAAACAGAGTCCATACATGAGCAAAATATTGCTATGGATAGAATGAAATGTTTTATCAATGATATTTTAGAAAACTGTGTTTTTGTACAAGACACAGAAGTAAAAGTTATTGAAAAATACCAAGCCGCCGGTCTAAAGGTATGCACTGTACCGGAAGAACCATATGACCAAATAATCACAATACTATTACTGTACAAATTAAATGCAATTTGTGAGGGACGTTTAATAGCAAGTGATATACAGTTAAACTCTTTATTGAGTGACGAAGTTAATTTCTTATATGATATAGACGAGTTGTCTACAAACCATCCATATAAGTATGGTTGGTGGACTGATAACTCTACCTCTTACAATAACATCTCAACTGGTAAAAAAGAAAAGATTGTTAAATTGGTCAAAAAGAATGATTGGGCAAGTTTAGGTCTAGATTGGAAAGACAAAAAAAGTTGCTCTGAAATAATCTTTACGCCCGAAATAGAAAAATAACTTGACATTTGAATTATTGTATTGTACAATAGTGCGATGCAAAGAGACAAGTACGGTCAACTGATTTATACTGAAAATGATATTTGCAACCTAATGTTGCAAGATCCTACCCGAACAATAAAAAATATGTTTGTGGATAAAGATATTACATTTACAGATATGTTCATTAACACAGATGACCTTCCTAATTTAATCAAGTACACTATATCCGAACAGACAATCGAACACTTTGATGTAGCTAATCAAAGTAATTGGCACATGCCCATAGAATATAAAAACTTTGATATTGCTAAGTTTGTTTTGGATCAATGCAAATCAGAAGCAGAATTACAACGAGCAGGGCAAGAACTATTGATGTTCCAAGAACGTGATATGTTTGTATTGCTTCAGTACTTAAAGTATTTGGTTGATATTATGCGTAAACAAAACATCGTTTGGGGAGTAGGTCGAGGATCTAGTGTAGCCAGCTTTGTATTGTTTTTGATTGGCGTACACAAAATAAATAGTTTGTATTATGACTTGAATATAGACGAGTTTCTAAAGTAAGGAGAAAAAAATGGCTATACACAGAACTGCATTAGGGAAACAAATTGATATGGCTGCACTGGCTGCAAAGAATGAAAAAACTAGAGCCGTAGGCAACATGAAAGTAAATGCTAGAGGTGACACTATCGACGGTAAAGGTAGAATAATAGAACCAATCACTTCAAAAGTTTCTAAACAATATGAAAGAACAGTGGGCAATAAATCAGCTATGCCTACTAAGAAGCAACAGGCACCAAAAAAGACTGAGGTCAAACTAGATGAAGATTTGCAGAAATTAGAACAAGA